GGGGCCATTCTTATGTTGCTAGCGAATCTCCGATGAGTGTATAACCCGCTTCTCTTTCGCCGGTTGAGCGGGAGGATTATCCAGCTCGGCAATAGCGCGGGCCATACTTGGCGCTAGAACTCTAATCGAACCTACCGTAGGGTTCCCCGCCACCTTCAGGATTGCTTCTTCAATCTGCTCAATCGTTGCCATATTAGACTCCCATCAAAAGTAGGGCAAGCTTCTTACGTTTCAATTCCAGCATGTCGTACTCGTTAGTTGCGACCTCATCCTCGGGCGAGAGTTTAGCAATTACCTGTGCAAGCAGTTCCCGGTCATCCGCTGTAATGTCTTCGCCCTGCTCAATTTTCAACATTGCATCGGCAAGCAGGTCAGCATCGACCTCAGCCCGCAACGCAACTTTATCTAGCCCGCGCACCATCGTAGTCCCAGCGGTCGCCGAATATGCAGGGAAAGCTACTATCGAAACCTCGTGAAGTCTTACCTCGCGCAGAGTACGCTCCGTCCCCTCACTGTTCCAGTCATCCCCACCACGAGGCACAGAAAACCAAAGCTCATCGAATCAACATCGCCCCTGCGCAAAAGCTCGGCAGCGTCACGACCGGCAGAAGTGTTTGGTAAATGTGCAGAAACTTTTAACCCGCGGGAGTCCTCCACCAGCGACAACGTGCCCGCCCTAGTCGAACCAAGAATGGAACCCGTATCATGGTTCCATAAAATCTTCACATCGTTACGCGACTTTAGCGAACGGATGAACGACACCGGGGGCGATACGCTCAATAAACGGTAGGGGCTCGGAAGGCGAGTCGAACACTGCCGCATAACCCTCGAACACCATACCGTCTGATTCTTCTCGGATCTCGAACTGTCCAGCGCTAAACCGTGTTTCCATCTTGCTCAATGTTTCGCCCTTCGCTCTGCCTTCATTGCTTTTCTCAATTCTAGCAATAACCTCATCCGCGGTTTCAAGGAAGCGGGCCGCCACACTCGCAACCAAACGAACACCCCACACAGTATCGCCAGAGGCCGCCAGTGTGTCCCTAGCGTCCACCCACATTGCCGGCGTCATATTCCCTGCCGCCACCATTACCGCAGCATCCACCCCGACAGCGCGCCGGGCAATAGCTTTAATGTGCGCAGGCGGTTCCAAATCAACCCCGCCCTTTGTGGGCAACCCTCGCAAAGAGGCGATAAGTGTCAAAGTGGCAAACCTGTGCCCCCACCAAAACATCGGTCGGGTTCCACTCCATCTCCCCATCCTCATTCTCAGACTCACGCCAGACACGAATAAGCGCTGCAGGGTTATCCTCGCTGCCGTTGATAGTCGAAGTCGCTATCAGGCACGTCGATGGAACCGTCACGCTCGATACGTGTAACCTGCCCGCTAGCCATACCCCCAGAGTTATTCCAGGTTACAAAGTCGGTGACCGAAAGCTCGTCAGGTTCAGCCACTAGACAACCTCATCCTTATACGCTGCATCCGGGTTCTCGGGATCTACCTGCGACACAGGTTGCAGTTGTGAAGAAGCCAAGCCGGTATGAGCAATCTCAGGCAAATCTAACGCGGCAAGCGACGCCGCAGGGTCAAAGCCAGACAGCACTAGTGCTTGCACCATCAGCACCCGTTCACGTTGCGCCCGCACACCCGACTCACCCAAATCGACGTTAGCGAGAGGCACCCGCACGACGTCGGCGGAAGGGTCAGACATAGGGGCCAAGTCTTCCAACTTGCGCACATCGTTGATGGTCAGGAAGCCCGACTGCAGCCCGGTACTGTACGCGCTCATCCGCGACTGAATATCGGCCCGCAATAAACCGTCAAGATTGAACTTTAGGTATGCACCCTCACTGTTAGGGCTACGCACAAGAAGAGGCGACAAAGCCCGTTCGATTTTCGTGATGATAGGTCGCAGCCCGTGAGTGACCCAGGCGAGGTTCGTCATCTCCACACTTGCGAAACTGTTTGTTCCCGGCAACGCGAGAAGGTGAGGTGGAACCTTGAACGCCCGAGCTACATCCTCCACAGCCATATGGCGGGCCTCCAGAGCCTGCGACTGTTGCGGATCAACCTGTGTCGTCTTGAAGCTTGCGCCCCCAGATAGCACACCAGTCTTCCCTGACCGTTGCCACCCCCGATGACGATTATCGAACCCATTAGCGAGGTCTTTGGCCTGCTCAGCGCTTAGGTTGCCTGGAAACTCGATTACGCCTGAGAGGGTTGTACCGTTACCGAAGAAGTTGGCCGCAAAGCTTTGCAACGCCAACGCAAGCGCAAGGTTCTCCCGCAACGACTCAATACGCGAAATGCCGCGCACGTTACCAGGTCGCACAACATCAGGAATGTGCAGCACCTCATCCGAAGACAACACAGTGTCGGAATCAAACGTGAACTGGACACGCCCCAAACCATCCCGGCCAATCTCCACCTTCGTAGGGTTTAGCACCACAAGGTTCACAACCTGGTTGCGAGTGTTCGAAAATATCCTGACGAAAGCGTTACCATCCAAAAGCATCGAGGTGATAATCGCCGAATAGAAACCCTCGCGAGTTGTGTCAATGTCTGGGCTCTCCACCCAGGAAGGCTTACCCGGCATCGGGATACGTCCATCACCTTCACGCATATACGCATCGACCGGCAACGTAGAAATAGTGTCAGCGATAAGGGACACGGCAGAAAATACTGCGTTCACCTCGAACGCCTTATCAGCATCCATCCCCACACCAGACAAAGTGCCCGCGACAAGATCGCCACCGGAACCCCACAAAGTTTGGAAACTAACCTCGCGCTGCTCGAACAAACGGTTAAAAACCATTGCCTACCTCACCACACTAAAACCGACAAGAATAAGGAACGCCCCGCCAACAATAAGCCCCGCAGGGACAGACCACATCAAAACCCCCAACGTGATAGCTGCCGCGCCACCCAACTGTAAAACTGTAGACATAATCACCTAACTAAAGAATTGTGGGACTACGGGTTCCATTCTACCCGCCAACGCCCTATCAACTGCCAAAAACTGCCGCCACCGCCGCGTCAATCTTTCTTGGGCTGTTCCGTTTCTCCTTCACGATACGCGGCCCCAAATTGTCCACCTTCGTCACCGCGTTATCCAAATGCCGCGCCAACACCGGATTACCGTCATGCACAAACCGTTCCTCCATCACGCCATCCAAAAATGTTGCACACGCCTTCACCATACGCGAAGCGGAAGTAGACGGCCACTCCACAATCGGCAGCCCACGATCCTCCAACACCTGCATCGACCGTTGCCACCGGAAAGGGTCGCAAGCGATTTCTCTCACATTAGGGTGGTTAGCGCAAAATTGGATTATCTCGTTCTCAACATCAGAAATATCGACACGCCAGTTCTCATCACCCTCCGCCAAATCCTTCTCCCACGCCTTCACCAAAAAGATACGCACCTTCTCTTCAGGGGTTTTAGGAATTGTAGCGCCCACAATAACGGAAGCGTCACCACTGAATGACCCGTCAAAGCCAAGGATGATTTCATCATCTTGACTTATGTCGAACTCGCCGGCACATTTATCCCATGCCCCTGTGGGTAGCCATGAGTTTGCGGAGGACACCCATTGGTTGCATCGTTTGGTGCGGAATTCGGCTTCGGGTGTGCGCCGTACTGCTGATATGAAGTCTTCTGGGTCGGATATGTCGCCGTATCCTGGGTTTGCTTTCGCCCATGTGGCAGGGTCTTTGTGGTCGCCGTCGTCTTCCCACCATGCCATGAAGAAGCTAGGGTCGTCGATTTCGGCGGTCGATACTTTCTGACCGTACTGGTACAGGTTGTATGCGATGCTGTCACGCCCGGCGTTGTCTGTCTTCACCCCAGCTGTGGTGATTGCGACGAGGGTTGCTAGGCGGCCTCGGGATCCCATAGAGAGTGACATCACGTCGAACAGTTCACGGTTGGGCTGAGCGTGAAGTTCGTCGAACATGACGAAGTGCGGGTTGAGCCCTTCTTTAGAATATGCCTCAGCGGATAGGGCTCGGTAGACGGAACCGCTAGACGGTATCTCAATCGCATCCCGGTACACGTTAGCCATAGCCGAGAGTTGTTGCGACGCTTCCACCATCCGCTTCGCATCCTTAAAAACGATGCGGGCCTGATCCTTTTCGGCGGCGACCGAGTACACTTCCCCACCGTTAGGGCCAAGCATTAGCGAATACAGGGCGAGGACTGACCCGAGCGCAGACTTCCCCGACTTGCGAGGCATCCCGATAAGTTGCACCCGATGACGTAAGCCCCCGTCTTCATAGGCGAACATGTTTCTGATTAGTTCCTGTTGCCAGTCGCGCAACACCATCTGCTCGCCCATTTTCCCGGCAACAGAATCCTTCGTTATGATTCCAAAGTTTTCGGCAAACTCGATGACCAGGTTCCCCTGCCCCGCCTCCACCTGCTCGGAAGGCACCGGCGTAATCCAGCGAGGGGGCCACGAATCAGAGAGCGTTACGCTTTGCAATTAGCTCCTCGATTTTTGTTTGCTTCTTTACCTCGGCGACACCCAACCGTGACCTATCCGAAGGTGTGAAACCGAGCAGCGAAAGGTTGCTAATAATCTGCCGGTCAAGCTCCCGCAACCCACGTCGCATAGTCGCATCATCCGACTGCATCACCTTG